CACGTGGTGGCCCGCCAACATCCGGCGCACCCAGGGTGACGCGACGCTGTTCCATGACCTGCTGCGCAAGCTGCTGCCCGATGAGCGCGACCGCGAGATCTTGCTTTGCTACATGGCCGCGTGCGTGCAGCACAAGGGCACAAAATTCGGATGGTGGCCCACACTGCAAGGCGTCGAGGGCAACGGCAAAACAACCATGGCCCTGTGCGTGGCCGAGGCCATCGGGCAGCACTACACGCACTGGCCACACGCCAAGGATCTGGCGAGTGACTTCAATGCCTGGATGGCGAAGACGGTGTTCGTGGCGGTCGAAGAGCTGTACTGCCCGGAGCATCAGGCGGACATCACCGAGAAGCTCAAAACGATGATCACCGGTGGCCACGGGGTCCAGGTTCAGTTCAAAGGCGTGGACCAAGAGTCGAGCCCCGTCTGCTTCAACGGGATGATTGGGACCAACCACAAGAACGCCCACCGCAAGACTCAGGACAACCTGCGCCGGCACGCCATTTTCTACACCGCGCAGCAGACGAAAGCGGACCTGCGCCGCGACGGAATGAACGACGCCTACTTCGTGCGTCTGTACAGATGGCTGCTCAAAGAGGACGGCCGCCTGCCCAAGATCCTTCGTGAATCTTGGCGACCTCACACTCTTTGAGAACCAGTTCCATCACCGCCGCCTCAACTCGGCGCGCAAGCTGCGTCGGGCCTTCGTCGGCCTGCCGCTGTGTGAGCATCTCGTATCACCTCAGAATGGTGCCGGCGGATAGACCGGCTTGGGTTGCTGTTGCTTGAGAAGGCGGCGCAACTCACGGGGGTCGAGTGCGCCGAATGGCCAGCCGAGCGGGTCGGCGCGCTTGTGGGGGCTCATTGCGGCAACGGCCATTCGCACGCGTAGCCTGCCCCGATGTACGCGTCGCAACGGGCCCTAACGTCGTCAGGCAAGTCCTCCGAGTCGCACATACCTTGCGCCACGTCATGCGCAAGGTTGCCGGCGGATTGCTCGCACCAACGGTAAACGTCGCCGGACTTCCGAACGTAACGCTTGCCGACCGGACCCGGGACGCGGAATTTCGTGAAGATCGTCATTGCTGTTGCCCCTTGTGTTGCACAGGCGGCCAGACCTGCACGACGGCGCGCTCGCCAGACACGCCGCGCGGGCCAAGGTTGACGATGTGCAGCCCGGTGCGGATGGCGTAGCACTCGTAAGCGCCAGCCGGCACGGGCGGCAGGGGGTCGGTACGGCGAAGAGTTGCGAGGGTAGTCATGGAGGGCTCCGTGTTGCGATGGATGTACTTTAGCGCCCGCCGTGCGCTACGTCAAGCGTATTACTTCACGGGTGACCATCCGATCGTGTCTGGGCGGTAGTCCCACGCGTACCCCGCCGAATCCTGCCAACCACCATGCAGGTAGGCGACACGGATTCGGCGGCCGTCTTCCAAGTGCATCGTGATCTCAGTCCCATCACGAGGTGCGGTGCTCATCGGCCGGGGCGGCGCCACCAGCGCCGCGGCAACGTCGGGGCCGTCGAGCACCTCACGCAGGCGGCGCCAGGCCGATTCCATGGCTGCGACGGCTTCAGTCAGGGTGTCAGTAGGCATAGCAGGATCGCTCCGAGTAGTGCGTACGTGAATATGGCGCACGCGGTTGAAAGGTGGGAGGGGGTCATAGCGGTCTTCCAACAATGGAGTACAAGAATAGCCATCTGCGCGCGTCAACTTGCTGCCCAATGGCCCAACGCAGGTCGGCTTTGCGCATCCATTCCGGCACCTCGCCGACCGAGGCTTTCGGGTCGCAATGGGCACGTGCGGCTGCGTTGCTCTTGTGCGCTGATGAAATGCGACCGTCAGTGACGACGATGTGAAAGCAGTTGCGGTCGCAGAGTCTCAGGGTTGACATGGCAGACACCTTCCGTGAGCGTCGATCGTGACGCGCTGGCCGATGGTGAGGGACCACAGGTTGTGCATCGTGCAGCAGTTGCCGCTGTGGACGACCATGCCGACACGGCCGCCCAGCTTCTTCGCTGCGACGTTGGCGACGAGGATGGTCTTGTGGGCGGACTTGAGCACGCCGCCCACGACAACCACGTACGGAGCGCTCTGGCCTACGCGGCGAGGTGCGGTCATGGCACCCCCAGCAGCTTGCAGATGGACGGCCTGACCCACTGGCGCATCCAGCGGCCGGCGGGGATGTGCTGCTCGGCCACCAGGGCGACGCAGGCTAGCTCGGCCGCGCCGTCGCTGATGGACCGCTCGCCGCTGAGCCAGTGCTGGACGGTGCGCATCGGCACACCCAGCGCGGGTGCGGCAGCGTAGCCGCTGGGCAGGCCGGCGCGGTCGAGCAGGGCGCGGAGGTCGTCGGGGGTCATGCCACGCTCCAGCCGGCCATTTCAGCACGTACCTTCGCGTATGCCAGGACGGCGCGTTGCTCCGGGCCGTCAGCGTACTGGCTGCGTTCGGCGTCAGCGATGGTCATCCACTGACAACCAGCCCCGACGTAGGCGACGCCTTTGACGGGCGCGACGCAAACTCGGTATCCCGCTGCCATGCCAATATCGATCGCATTTTCGGCGCGGTCGCCGATGCGGGCGCGGTCGCCGATGCTGGCGCGGTCGCCGATGCGGGCGTACTCGCCGATGCGGGCGCGGTCGCCGATGCTGGCGCGGTCGCCGATGCGGGCGTACTCGCCGATGCTGGCGCGGTCGCCGATGCTGGCGAGGGCGCCGATGCTGGCGCGGTCGCCGATGCTGGCGCGGTCGCCGATGCTGGCGTACTCGCCGATGCGGGCGTATGCGCCGATGCGGGCGTATGCGCCGATGCGGGCGTACTCGCCGATGCGGGCGTATGCGCCGATGCGGGCGTATGCGCCGATGCGGGCGAGGGCGCCAGCCGTGATCCAGTCGAGCCCGGCCGGGGCGATTGACCACCCATCTTCGTCTTTGGTCCAGGTTGAGGTGTCAATGACTTGCATTTCAGTTCTCCGGTTGATGTGATACGTATCCTAGCGCACGGCGGGCGTTACGTCAAGCCCGAAACACCACTCCTGCCGCTGCGGTAGCCTGGGCGGTATCGTAGGCCCTTGCGATCTCGGCGGCGCCAGTGAGGCCGGCTTGGGGGGTGTCGGGGAGGACCCACAGTTGGGTCTTCACGCCGTCTGTGCGGGTGGGGTGGTTGGTGCGCCCATCTGCTAGCCCCGGGTGCCTGATGTACCCCAGACCTTCGAGCATCGCGGTGCGCTTGTAGTGGCTGATCTTGCCTCCGATGCGCTTGTCCCGCAGCATCTGCTCAAGCTTCGTCGTCGATATCCAGCCCCCAACGAATCCTTGTGCGCCCTGCGCTACGGCCTCAACAATCTCCTGCTCCACTGGCCCAAGGCTTTGGGCGATCACGGCCGAGGTGCTGCTGGTGTCCGGCGCACGAGTCAGTGTTGTTGCCGGATTAAGCCGGTCAGGTATCTTGCAGTTGCGCAGGAAGTTGGTGACGATAGCAAAGCCGTCGGCGCGCAGCCACTTGTATAGATCTGGAAAGTAACTGCCGGTCATGCCGTCCCGCTCAAAGTCCTTTTTTGACTGCTGCGCTGTGTAGAAGACGGCATACCTTCGCCCGTTGTCGGCAGTCTTTCTGACCGCACCCTTGTGGTTCGTCGTTATCAAAAAGTTAGCGCATATCTCTACTGACTCTTGATCCACCCCTTTGAACTGTATCTGAATGCCGGAGTCGGCCGTTATCAGCGTCTTGAGCCTCTCGTCGATGCTCTTCTGATGCTCCGGACAATACAACTCTTCGACGGCAATGAACAACTTGTCGAGCAGCCAGCCGTTGAACTCCGAGGCCAAGTCCTCGGCGTGAGGCCACTCTGTGTAGTGCTGCCCAACTGCCTCGGCGATACACCGGCTCAGAGTCGATTTCCCGTTGCCTTCGGCCCCCTGAACGACGGGACACCACCCGAATTTAATGCCAGGGTATTGCACTAGAGCCGCCATGTACGCGATGATTATTTCGTAATCCTCGCCAAATGGGAGCATCTTGAGCACGTGGTCGGTCCATGGGCTTGCATCGCCCTCAACGTCCCTTACGTCCGCCGGCCAATACTTGTTGGCTCTTGTCACCCCGCCCTTTGTGATGATTGTTGCAGGAGGTAGATTGGGTTTGAAGCATATTGACCTAGCAATCGGGCGCCTGAACGCCTGGCTTTCGGTGAACGCCTCGAACGCTTTCCTTACCGTCCTCTCATTGGCGTTGTCCATAATGAAGCTGTGCCCGCCATACCGGGCATTGAAAACGTCAGGCTTCAGCAACTGCCCCCCGGGGACAAGTATCTTTCCGTGCGACTCGATATATACGCAACCCTTGAACAGTTCGATTTGCTGCGTGGGGGTCAGCATTGTCGCGCCTGAGAAAGGGGAAGGCTTTATCGCATCGGAGGGTGCGGGCGGTGAGTTAGACACCTGCAGCAACTCCTTGTCCTGCAGCACCTGGCCCGGGGCCGAGAGGATGCGCTCGAATGTGCGCGGCAGGTAGTCGGCCCGGTCCCACTTGGGCCGAGCCAGCGCACTCTGGCGCATCAGCCGCTCAATGCGCGCAACGTCCTTGCCCGTCCAGAAGGCCAGGTGCGCCATGAGCGCGGCGTCGGCGTCGCTCGCGTTGTATGGCGAGTCCTTGTCGCCCGGGAAAGCCCGCGCCAGCGCCTCGACGTTGCCCTCCCACAGGTCCGCGAAGCTCGCCCGATTGCCGAAGGCGCTTGCCGCGCTGCGCGACTGCAGCGCCCGGCGCAGCAGGTCGGCGTCGTCCGTCGGCCCGCGCCACTCCGGCACCGGCCCGTCGGCCTGGGTGTCGTCCCGTGGCGCCGCTTCAAAGGTGGGGAACACCGGCGCCAGGTGCCCGCACAGGTCCACCGGCTGGCCGGCCGTCACGTGCGTCTCGTACGCCACGCCGGCCACGCGCCCGAAGTAGAACGCCTGCGACAGCGCGAACGACTCGGGCCGCAGGCAGCCTCCCACAGCAGCGTTAATGCGCCCAGCAAGCTCGCGGCGGCTGTTGGGCAGTAGGGCCTGCGACGTGGGCGCCAGGACGCGCCAGCGTGGCTTGCTGGGGGTGTGGCTCGGGCTGGTGTAGACCAGCGCCTGCACGCCGGCCCACTGCAGCATCTGGGCCGCCTGGGCCGGGCTCACCGTCTCGTCGTCGTGGTCGCCCTCCACACCCCACACGCTCGTGACGTTGGCATCGTGGCGCAGGATGCCTTTGGGGCTGGGCACGTCCCCGAATGTGGCCAGCTTGAGCAGCGGGCACGCAGCTTTGCTCGCGTGTTCCGGCGGCGCGGCCAGGTAGGCGCAGAGGGCGTCCCATTCAACGGAGACGGCTTGCCCCGCCGCGGCGTGCAGCGATGTGAACCAGGTGATGAGCATCAGCGAGCCTGATGAGCAAAGATGGCTCGGCACTCGTCTGCCGTGGGCAACTGGGTGGCCGGCACCGGCCGTGTTCCGCCATGTTGGCATCGCACCCATTCGGAAAGAACGGTCTCGACCAGGTTCGACATCGACCGATTGTGCAACTTAGCTTGGCCGACAAGCGCCATCTTCAGCCAAGGGTCGATGTTCATGTTCAGCATTGAACGGGCCATGTTCGTGTCCGTGTTGAAGGATTGCGCAGCCTATCACAACGGGTCTGCACCTTGCTGATTTATTTTCTTGTGTTGTAAAAGTAAGTTAGCGCTCACGTAGAGTGCCCTCCGGGTAGGCGGGTGGCATTTCAGGTGGCATCCCGGGTACCCTAAGTCATTGATTCCTATACTCTTTATATATATTTAACCTAATAACCGGATAGGATGTATGTGTGTTAGATGTACATGCATAAAGGGGGGAGTGTGGATGGTTAGCAACACATGCGGGTAGGGTGGGGTAGGGTGGCTATGGACCCCGGGTGAATCCGGGTATCCGAATAAAGTGCAATAAATGCTAATGGTGACAAGCACTTAGGCGTAACCGGGAGTCAGAAAAATGCCCGGGGTGATCCAATTTGGTGCGCCGTTGATAGCGTGTTAGACTTACGTTTATGGAAATCACAACTTGGCAGGCTGCCGCAGAGCGAGGACTAACGCACTACTGCACGGGCAATCCCTGCCCCCGTGGCCATCTGGCGCAGCGGTTCGTGTCGAACAAGGGGTGCGTCGAGTGCGCGCGTCTCACGCCGGCCGAGAAGCTTGCCGTGGCGGTGCCGCGGACCTTCCGCTTTCCCAACCTGCACAGCGACGATCACGCCGAGGCGCGGGCGTTCTGCCAGATGCTGCAGGCCCGGCGCGGTACACTCTGACCATGAAACGCATACAGGACTTGCACGCTCACAGCGGGCGACGGCCCGGCTCTACGTGTTGGTGGTGGATCGGCAAGGACCGGCCGCGCATCCATGCGGTGTGCCACCGCCGCGCGGCCGGTGTGGTCATGAGCGGGCCTCAGGCCGCCTACCAGATCGCCAACCGCGCCGCGCCGCCGGCCGGCACCGTCGCCTACATGACGTGCCTGAACCCCCAGTGCGTCAACCCGGCGCACGTTGCGGCCGGCACGCGCGCCCAGATCGGCGCCATCCTGGCCGCGGCCGGCGTGCTGCGCGGGCGGGGCGACATGGCAAAGCGCCGGGCCAGCGCCGCCAAGGGCAGGGCCGCTCGCGGCATTGTGGACAGCCCTGCCCATTTGGTGCTGGCCGTGCGGGCCGCCCCAGCCGGCGAGTCCTACGCGGCGACGGCGCGGCGCCTGGGCACGACACCGGCGCGCGTGCGGGGCATCCGCACCGGGCGGACGAAAGGGGGTGTGTGATGGCGATGCCCCCGAAGCTCACGCCCGAGCAGCTGGCGCTGATTGAGATGCGGCTGCTGGCCGGCGAAAGCCCCGAAAAGATTGCGCCGGACTTCGGTGTGTCTGGCGCTGCGATTCGCAAAAGGTTCGGGTCCAACCAAGCGAGGGCCGCTCAAAGTTCGAAGGTTCAAAGTGCAACCATGCAACTGGTGGCTGCCCGCGCCGCCATTGCCAAACTGCCACCGTCGCACCGCGCTGCGGTTTTCAGCCTGGCCGATCTGCACGAGACGGTGCTGACCGTTTCGGGGAACAACGCGCGGACAGGCATCAAGGCATCGGCCCTGGCCAATACCGAGATGGCCAAGGTTGACGACGCCGACCCGATGAGCGAGCAAAGCGTAAACACCCTAAAAGGTGTATCGGCGCTGGTGAAGCTGTCGAACGAGGCGTGTTCGATGGGCCTAAATCTTCTAAACGCGAACAAGGAACGGATGCGCGAGGGTGCGCCAGAGACGCCCGACCCGGCCGCCCTGCCGGCGAACGCCGTCGAGGCGGCGGCGGTGTATCAGCGCGTCATGCAGGGCGGTTGATGCCGATCCCCTTCCCGTTCGACTTCAAGAACCCGGACTACCGCGCGGTCTTCGAGTGGCGCTTGGAACGGCTGCAGCGCATCCGGGCCGACCCGTCCGTCGTGCCGGCCATGAAGGCTTTCTACGCGGACAACCCGGCTCAGTTCATCATCGACTGGGGCCAGACGTTCGACCCACGCAATGCTGACATCGGACTGCCGTCCGTGCTGCCGTTCCTGCTGTTCCCGAAGCAGGAGGAATGGGTGCACTGGCTGATGGATCACTGGCGGGCCCGCAAGCCGGGCTTGACCGAGAAGTCTCGCGACATGGGCATGTCATGGCTCACCGTGGCCCTGTCGTCCACGCTGTGCCTCACCCGGCCCGGCGTGGTGATCGGCTTCGGCAGTCGCAAGGAGGAATACGTCGATCTGATCGGCTCGCCGAAGTCGCTTTTTTGGAAGGCCCGCGAGTTCGTGTGCAACCTGCCGACCGAGTTCCGCGGCGGGTTCGAGCGTAAGCTGCACGCGCCCCACATGCGCCTGTTGTTCCCGGAGACAGGCAGCGCCATGACGGGCGAGGCGGGCGACAACATTGGCCGGGGGGACCGGACCAGTATCTATTTCGTCGATGAGGCGGCGCACATTGAGCGGCCCCAGCTCGTCGACGCATCGTTGTCCGCAACGACCAACTGCAGGCAGGATCTTTCGTCGGTCAACGGCATGGCGAACAGCTTCGCCAAGAAGCGTCACGGCGGCAAGGTGGACGTCTTCACGTTCCATTGGCGCGACGACCCGCGCAAAGATGACGCCTGGTACGCCAAGCAGTGCGAAGACCTGGACCCCGTGACGGTGGCCCAGGAGATCGACATCAACTATTCCGCCAGCGCGGAAGGCGTGCTCATCCCGTCGGCATGGGTGCAGGCGTCGATTGATGCTCACGTGCGGCTTGGCATTGCGCCCACCGGCGTGAAGCGCGGCGGCCTGGATGTGGCCGACGAGGGGAAGGACAGGAACGCCTATGCAGGCCGGCACGGCGTGGTGCTGACCCACCTGGACGAGTGGTCAGGCAAGGGCGACGACATTTTCGGCACGGTGGTGCGCGCGTTCGGCATCTCGGATTCGCTGGGTCTGGACGGATTTCTCTACGACGCCGACGGCCTGGGCGCAGGGGTGCGCGGCGACGCCCGGGTGGTCAATGAGCAGCGCTCGCGCAAGCTGGAGGTCGAGCCTTACCGGGGGTCAGCCGGCGTCTACGACCCGACTGGCGAGATGGTGCCGAAACGCAAGAACGAGGACTTTTTCAAGAACCTCAAGGCGCAGTGCTGGTGGGCGCTGCGACTGCGTTTCCTGGCCACGTATCGGGCGGTGGTGGAGGGCATGCCCTACGACAAAGACGCCATCATCAGCTTGCCGTCGTCCGTGCCGCTGTGCACCAAACTGGCGTTGGAGCTGTCGCAGCCGACCTACAGCCTCGACACGGCCGGCAAGGTGCTGGTGGACAAGCAGCCCGACGGCGCCCCGTCTCCGAACCTGGCCGACGCCGTAGTGATCGCATTCAGCCGCGTGTCGAAGCCCTGGGCAGGTATATTCACGAGATGAACACCTTCACGATCAACGAAGTCGACCTACTGCGAGGCCGCGCCGAGTTCTTGGGTAGCTTCGTCGGCGCACTGGACGCCAAGCGCCCCGACGCTTGGCTCGTCTACGGATACGAGAAGCACGTCACATTCTCGATGCTGCTGTCGGCATACCTGCGCGGCGGGCCTGCCCACGGCGCGGTGCACCGGCTGCTCGATACCTGCTGGCAGGACAACCCACGCGTCATGCGGCCCGGCAGCGACGCCGAGACGCAGTGGGAGCGGGACGTCGCGCGGGTCTTCGACGACACCGACGTGTGGGAGAAGCTGCAGGACTTCGACCGTCGCAACCTGGTGGGCCGCTTCTCGGCGCTGGTGTACCGCGTAGCCGACAACCTGGCGCTGGACCAGCCGTTGGTGAAGGCGTCGAAGCTCGTCGACCTGGTGCCGCTGTACGAAGACCAGATCAAGGTCATGGCGTGGCACAGCAACCGGACCGACTGGGAAAACTTCGGCAAACCGAAGATGTTCCAGATGCGAACGATGAGCCCGGCGGCGCAGGCTGCCGGCGACACGCAGGCCCAGCCTGAAGAGTGGCTCGACGTGCATCCGTCACGCGTGCAGATCCTGGCCGAGGGCTCGGTCGGCGGCATGTTCGATGGCGTGCCGATGCTGCTGCCCGGCTTCAACGCGTTGGTGGACCTGGAAAAGATCACCGGAGGCAGCGCCGAGAGCTACCTGAAGAACAGCGCGCGGACGCTCAATATCGAGTTTGCGCCCGACGCGTCCCCGCAGGTTGCCGCCGGTGTCGGCTCCAACGCCGAGGTGGCCGAAGCTCTTGACGCTCAGGTAAAGCGGCTGAACCGCAACCAAGACGCAGCAATGATCACGCAGGGGGCGAAGGCTAACGTGTTGCAGACCGCCACGCACGACCCGACCGGCGCATGGATGGCGGCGGCCAACACGTTTGCGGCCGGCATGCGCATCCCGTTCACCTTGATCTTCGGGCAGCAGACGGGCCGCCTGGCCAGCGACGAGGACAAGGCCGACATGCAGGCCCGCGGCAAGTCTCGCCGGGCTCGGCTGCTGTCGCGCATGATCCGCGAATTCGTGCGCCGCATGCAGGCGTGCGGCGTGCTGCCGGCGGGCGACTTCACGATCGAATGGCCGCCCCTGGATGCGCCGGGCGACAAGGATCGCGCCGAGCTGCTCAAGGCCTACACTGCGGCCATGCAGGCGGCGGCCGGGGCCGGGCTCACCGAACCGGTGTTCATCGGCAAGGAGCTGCGCAAGGTGGTGGGGTACGAGCCGCTGGAGCCGATCGACATGCCGCCCGTGCCGCCTCCTGAACCTGTTGTGCCGCCGGCTGGGAGCGGGCAATGACGCTAACCCCCGTCGGGTTCCACGTGAAAGATTCGCACTTGCAGGTGTCCACCTACCAGTTGGAGCACTGGCAAGTCGGCCGCGGAGGTACAGTGCTCACTCTGCAGGTTCAAGTAGAGAGGGGTCTCGGCCGCGTTACGACTACGGTGCCCGACATGCGCCCGCATGTGGACGGCGATGACGTTGAGGTCGCGCTCGACAAACTGGCGTCATGGATGGAACGTGCGGCCGAAGCATTGCGGAACCGCGGATCTCCGAAGCCGGTGTTGTGCGCCTACGAAAAGTGACCAAAGACCCAATCGTCCCGGGCGACACGCAGGACCGCACCGGTACGCGCGGCATCCTGCGGCGAGCCGTGGCCGACATCAACCGGCGCTGGGCGGGCATGCGCCGCGACGTGCTGGGCGTGTGGGACGGCGTGAAGGTGCTGGTGGCCAATGCCGAGACCGATACCGTCGTCTACACCGTGACTCCGGAGGAAATGGCGGCCACGAACCAGGCCTTGCGCGACGCGCTGGAGCGGTGGATTGAGGCGGGCCGGGAGGCGAAAAACGTCTTTTGGTACGACGCCTACAGCGCCGAGGC